AGATATGTAACAATACCATCCGATTTAAGATTTATTCGATATGTACAATTAACAGATTCTTCTGGTAATCAAACTTTTTTAGAAAAAAAAGATACCTCATACATGGCAACTTTTTATGACACACCAGGAACTCAATCTGGATTACCTAAATATTATGCTAATTGGGACGCTAATTACTGGGTAGTAGCACCTACTCCAGACAGCACAAATTTAATTACTTTAGCCTATACAAAACAACCAGATTCAATAACAGCTTCACCAGGAAGTACACAAGGTACTTATACAAGTAATAAATATCAGGATTTACTTTTATATGGATGTCTGGTAGAAGCATATGGATACTTGAAAGGTCCTGCAGATATGTTACAATACTACGAAGGATCTTTTAAACGAGCTTTACAATCGTACGCGATCGAACAACAAGGTCGTAGACGCCGAGACGAATATCAAGATGGAGTTATTCGAACACCTCTCAAATCACCATCACCCTAAATAATTAAGGAGACAAATAAATGGCAAACATAGTACCTGACTCTTTTAAAACAGACCTACTTGGTGGTGTGTTTGATTTTGATTCTGGCGGATCAACTTTCAAACTTGCATTATACACTGACATATCTGGTTTCAGTACTTCTTCAACAGCTTATACAACTACTAATGAAGTTTCTTCATCTGGTACAAACTATACAGCGGGTGGAAATACTTTAACTAATAATGGTGTTGCAGTATCAAGTAACATTGCATACGTTGACTTTGCAGATTTAACTTTTTCATCTGTAACGTTATCAGCAGTGGGCGCTCTGATTTATAAAGGAACTTCTAATGAAGCAGTATTAGTTTTAGATTTCGGCGGAACAAAAACAGCAACTAACGGTGATTTCGTTGTTCAGTTTCCAACTGCTGATTCATCTAATGCAATCATTAGACTTGGCGACGCGTAATAAAATTTTGGAGTAGAAATGGCTTTAGTAATTAACGATAGAGTTAAAGAAACTAGTACAACTACTGGAACTGGAACTATTGATTTAGCTGGTGCAGAAACTGGCTATGAAAGTTTTGTATCTGGTGTTGGTACAGGAAACACGACTTATTATGCTATTGAATTAAATAGTGCTAATGAGTGGGAGGTTGGTATTGGTACAGTAACCGATGCTGCTCCTGATACTTTATCAAGAGATACAATTATATCTTCATCAAACGGTGATGCTGCAGTAAATTTTTCAGCAGGTACTAAAAATGTATTCTGTACATTACCAGCGAAGAAAACTATCTCTCCAGTTATGGATGCAACAACTTTTGTTGTAACTCATAATTCAACTTTATCTGAAGACCAAACTCTAGATTCTGGAGTTTTAGCAGGACCAGTAACTATTACTGGAACACAAACAGTAACAGGAACATTGGTAATAATTTAATGAGTAAAATAGAAGTCAATCAAATATCATCACAATGCGGATCAACACTTACGATTGGTCAATCAGGGGATACTATTCAATTAGCGGCTGGTGCTACTCAAACAGGATTCGGTAGAACAGGAACAGTAGACTGGGATACAACAGCTAAAACGGCATCATTTACAGCAGTATCTGGTAATGGTTATTTTGTAAATACAACTTCTGGTGCTATAACTGTAACGCTACCTGCCTCACCTTCGGCTGGAGATATTGTAGCTATTTCAGATTACGGTAGAACTTTTGCTACTAACAATGTTACAGTTGGTAGAAATGGTTCTAACATTCAAGGTGTTGCAACAGATGGAACTATTTCAACAAATGGTCGATCTACCACATTTGTATATGTAGATGGAACTCAAGGTTGGGTACCTACAGAAGATCAAACAACAAGTAATTATGGTTTTTCATCTATTACAGCAACAGGAGGTACTATTACTACATGTGGAGATTATAAAATTCATACATTTACATCTCCTGGAACATTTTGTGTGTCAGCTTTAGGAACTGTAAATACAGTAGATTATTTAGTAGTAGCTGGTGGTGGAGGTGGTGGTGGGGCTCAATCATATTCTTGTGCAGCTGCTGGCGGTGGTGGTGCAGGTGGTTTTAGAGAATCACATTGTTCAACTACATCAGGTAGTTATACAGCTAGTCCATTAGCAACTTCAACTTCTTTACCAATTACAGTTTCAGGTTATCCAATTACAGTCGGTGGTGGTGGGAATGCACCTGGTCCTGGAGATGGACAAGGTACTTCAGGTAGTAATTCAATTTTTTCAACAATAACATCTGCAGGTGGTGGAGGTGGAGGTGGTTATAACACATTACCTGGAGGTAGCGGTGGATCTGGAGGTGGAGCTGGTGGCGGATCAACTTCTGCTGGAAGTGGTAATACTCCACCTGTTACTCCCCCTCAAGGCAATTCTGGCGGTACTGGAGGAGGTGAAGGTGCAGGTGGTGGCGGAGCAACTACTGGTGGACAACCTGATTCTAATGGTCAAGCTGGAGGAGCTGGTGGTACAACTTCAATTAATGGAACACCAACAGCTTATGCTGGTGGTGGTGGAGGTGGAGCTGGTGCTTTCCCTGGAGGAGCTGGCGGTGCTGGAGGAGGTGGAAGTGCTAGTCCACCAGGAGGTTCATCTAATCCTGGTACAGCTAATACTGGTGGTGGTGGCGGAGGTGGACCTACTACAGATGGTACAACAGGTGGAAACGGCGGTAGCGGAATCGTAATAATAAGGTATAAATATCAATAATTATGGCTAGTAGTGTAAAAGTTAATAAAATAACTCCAACTACTGCATGTGGTACAGTTACATTAGGAGATAGTGGAGATACAATAAGCATTCCAAGTGGTGCCTCATTAAATATTGGTGGATCAGTTTCAGGAATTGAAGGAATTTTAAATTGGGATACTACAGCTAAAACATCAGGATTTACTGCAGTCGCAGGTAATGGTTATTTCGTAAATACAACAAGTGCACCAATCACAGTGACACTACCAGCAACACCAAGTGCTGGTGATTTAGTTGGTGTTAAAGATTATGCATTAACAGCACAAACAAATAATATTACTTTAGCAAGAAATGGATCTAACATTCAAGGTGTTGCAAATGATTTTTTAATTAATACACAAGGAAGATCAGTTACATTAATTTATGTTGATGGTACACAAGGTTGGATGATAACAGGAGCTTCTCAAGCATCAGATATATCTGAAGAAGCATTTTTTATTACAGCAACAGGTGGAACAATAACTACATCAGGAGATTACAAAATTCACACATTTACATCACCAGGAACATTTACAGTTTGTTCAGTAGGTAATCCAGCTGGTTCTGATACAGTTGATTATTTAGTAGTAGCAGGTGGCGGCGGTGCAAGCGGCAATAGAGCTGGAGGAGGAGGTGCAGGAGGATTTAGAGAATCATCAGGAGCAGCTTCAGGTTCTTACACAGCTTCCCCTTTAGGGGCGTGTGTTTCAGCTTTACCAGTAACAGCAACAGGTTATCCAATTACAGTCGGTGGAGGAGGTTCTCCAGGAACTCCTAGTGGTCAAACAGCTGGATCAAACTCAGTTTTTTCAACGATTACATCAGCAGGAGGTGGAGAATCTAATGGACAACCTGGTGGTTCAGGTTCTGGGGGTATAGTAGGTTCAGCAGGTGGAACAGGAAATACACCTCCTGTAAGTCCTCCTCAAGGAAATCCAGGTGGAAATGGTGGTCCTAACGGCGGTGGCGGTGGTGGAGGTGCAGGTGCAGCAGGAACAGTTGGTAACCCTAGTCCAACAGGAGCAGGAGGAGCTGGTGTAACAACATCAATTTCAGCAAGTCCAACAGCTTATGCTGGTGGAGGTGGTGGTGGTGAAGATTTAGGTAAATCCGTACCAGGTGGATTAGGTGGAGGAGGTGCTTCAGGTAATGCAGGAACACCAGGAAGTACAAATACTGGTGGTGGAGGTGGTGGTGGAAATTATCCAGGTACAGGAGGAGCAGGTGGTTCAGGTATCGTGATTATAAGGTACAAGTATCAATAATGGAGTACAATGAGTGAAATTAAAACAGACAAAATTATACCCGTTGACGCAGGAAGTACAACTACAATTGGTTGTACTGGAGATACCATTGCTACAGGAGCAGGAACTACATTAGATCTTTCTCAAGGTACCTATTCAGGTATTAATACAGTTAATTGGGACACTACAGCAAAGACAGCAAATTTTACAGCTGAAACAAATAAAGGTTATTTTATTAATA